GTAGTTAATAACGACATCGGTAGGGGTAGTAGATATTATATTAAAATAACCATCTTCTATGTCTAAGTCCGAAAAGTTACCTACTAGATCTACGTCTAGAGTATCGGTATTAACGAGAGCTATAGAAGCTACGTTTAGAATCGCGTTAAAGTTATAATTATTACCGGGTAAAGTATAAGTAACGATAGAAATAGGCGTACCGTTTTTACGCAACTGTATCGTAAAGTCGCTAGACGGACTTATAGCGTTTATAACTCCGGATACGTTTAATACAATACTCCCGGCGAAAGCCGTACCGGAGTTATAGGTAAAGTCGCTACCGCTTCCGGTTATAGTAAAGTTACCTGCGTTAGATATATTAAACTCTACGTTACCGGCGGCGGAGGTATAATTTTTAGTTTTAGCGGTAGCCACTAACGCGTCAGAGGTATTTTTAGTTAACTCCTTCTGATTATTCGGTATAACTAAACGATCGAATAGCGCCGTACTTAGTAGAGGAAAGTCCCAAGTATATCCGGAGGTATTTATAATATTCGTTAGATATTCCTTTACGTATAGAGCCGGACGAAATGCTTTAAAGTCGAAGTCTACTTTATTAGTCGATACTACCCCGTAATCGATTAACGGGAAGTATACGCCTGATCCGGCTATAGAATCCCAACTACTAGCGATATTAGTATTAGTCCACGCTATGTCCGCTATACCGAAATCTAGATCTTCTAGCTTCTTAGTACCTAGAGCGGCTATAAAGCCTCCTAGCTCTCCGAATACTGCGCACTCGTACTCTATAAAGCCATCGTCTATAATAACTTCTAGGACGCGGAATATACCTTTAAAGACTTGCATATTATCCGCGAAGATTATAGCGTTAGCGGCTATAGCGGCGTTAAAGTTTATACCTACGTTATCTCCTCCCGGGTTATACGAGTTAGCGGCGTTAACGCTAAATATATTACCTAGAAGCTTATTATTATTTTTCGTACCCGGTAGTAAGATCGTTTTACTAAACGTACTATTTTTAGCTCCGAAGTCTTTAATATCGTCGATCGCTAGAGTTAGGATCGTACTAAAGGACTCGTTAATATCTACTTTATTATTTTCTAGGTAAAGCTCTATCATGCGAACTGCGTTTTATAACTAGCCCCAAATTCTACTTCTATCATTAAGTTAATTAAACCGTCTACGATATGCTCTCTAAATTCGTAGTTAGTACCCGAAATAGTTACCGGGTATAGTTCGCCTTCGTCTTCTAGGTAAACGTCGTTAGATAGGACTAACTCCGATAGCCACGCGTAGTCTAGATCGCTAAGCCAATCGCTATTTAGACGGAGCTTCTCGCGGTACCTACCGGCGAAATCCGTCTTCTGTCGATATAGTACGTTATTACTCGCTACCGATACTACGCCGGAAGAACTAACCCTATATCCTAACTGTTGAAATGATTTCTTTTCTATATCGAAAGTTTTTTTAGATACTTTATTAAATAAGAAAGTATCGTAAGCTCCTAGCTTATTTAAAAAGTGTACGTAGTAATTCGTATACATTCCTTCGCAAACTACGTTAACTCTATACGTCTTAGTACCTAAAGCTACCGTATAAGTAGTAGTAGCGCTAGTAAAATTACCGGGGTACTCGTCGTTAATAGCCGAAGGAGATATATTTAGAACGATAGCCGTATTAGCCGCTCCGGGAGTTATAGTCTTAGTACGGGTAGAAGTACCTCCGGTTATAACGACGTTAAAAGTAGCGGTAGTTTCCGCGAAGTAGGAGATAAAGTAATTAGATCCGGTATAGGTTAAAGTAATTACGTTAGATCTATTACTTAGTACGTCGTCGTCGTAATCGCCTAAGTTAGTAAAGTCGTTTATACGACCGTTATAATGGTTAAAGTACGTACGAGTAGAGTCCGTTAATACTACGGCTCCTACGGTACCACTATACTCTTCTCGTATCTTTACTACGATAGATATAGACCACTCTCCTTCTCCTAGCTCTATAGCGGTAAAAGTACCTAGAGAAGGTAAGAAGTTAAGCGTAATATATTCGCGTACGATAGTACCGATATCGATTATACCTCTATTATTAGTTGGGTTAGGAAAGTACTTACCGGTAAATACTAGAACTCCGTTAACCCATACTTCTCCTACGTATTTATAGTTAGGGTATGTCGTAGGATCTGCGGCGTGCGCGTCGTATACGACGTATACTAAAGGATCGTTTACGGAAGAGTATTGAGCTGGGGTTGATTCGAACGTCATGGTACTAAATTATTTATTATATCTATTTTTACCGCCTTACCTAGTTCTTTCTCGGCTATAGGTAGGAATGTATTAGTAGCGTCGCGCCAGAAGTGGCGAGGTTTAATACCTTGCCGTTTTATCATATAAGCCATCGACATTGCGGCTTTAGTCGTAGCGTCTAGCATAGTTCTACCTTTCTCTTCTCTATCGGTTACGGCTACCCCGACGTTTCTAGCACTTTGTCCTTCTCTATTTATATACTCCTTTAAGGATTTAACCATAGGACTAGAGGCGAAGGAGCTACCTCCTTTCTTTCTTTTACCGGCTCCGCGTTTATAATTAAATCTCGATCCGCGATTAACCGCCCAACCGTTAACGCCTTCGTCTACGTAAGAGGCGTATAGAGGAGCGTTAATACCTACGGTTAAGATATCTCCTTTTACTTCGAGATCCGTAGGCGTTATATTATCCTGCATATAGCCCGAGGAGGCTACGTCTTTCTTCTCTATCTCTTCGTTAATAAGCTCGATATAAGTAGCCGCTAACTGTATTACCGTATTACCCGTATCGCTAAACTCTACCGGCGTATAGTCCGCTCTAGCCTCTCCGGCTAGTTCTATATCGGTATCTTCTAAAACGGTATGTACGATAGATCTAGCCATTACTTACTAATATATTTCTGATACGATTGATACGATTTAAGATAAGCTAAAGTATTAAAAGCCTGTAATACAGGTAGCTCGAAAGCTTTATCTAAAGTAATACCTTCGTGCTCAGCTACTTGCTTCGCGGAGTATATCCATCCGTACTGTTCTATAAACGGATGCGGCTTTTCTACCTTTGCGTCTTCTTCGCCTTCAAGGTTTTGCTCTTCCGCCTCAAATAAGCCTTTGTACGAATTAAGGAGATTAGCAAACGAAAGAAGGAAGGCGCTAATATCTTTAAGAACATATCGTATATTTTTATTTAGGAGTATCTCGGCTTTTAGTTTATGCTCTCGTTTATCTTCCCATATAGAAGCTGCTACTAGGTGCATACTATCGATTTCGCCTAACTTTAAAAAGTGTTGTACTTCTATAAACTGTCCTAGCGTAATACTAAAAGCGTCTACGTTTAATTTAATACGGCTATATAAGGGTTTTTTATCTATACCTATAAAAGACTTCTCGACCTTCTTAGAAAGCTTTAAGAACTTACGAGGCTCCATATTATTAACCTCGTCGTAGGAGAGGTTATAGAGATCGCAGACGATTAACGCGATCTGAGTTACCTCGTCGTTTTCGGAGTCCCAGAACCCGGCTATACGTTGATATTCCGCTAACGTCATATACTATAAGTGGTCGTTTTGCTAGTTTTGTTTCTAGAAAAAACCCCAGTATAGAAATACCGGGGGATTAACCGCCTGCGAGAGCTATGTTAGTAGTCGGGGCAGGATTCGAACCTGCATTTTTTAGAGATGTTAGAGCGTTCCCACCTTATACCTAAAGTGGTCATCCTCGCTTACCACTGCGTTTACCAATTCCGCCACCCGACTTTTTAAAAAACCCCTAACGTAGAAACGCCGGGGGGTAGTATGTCAAATCACTAACTAAACACAAAACTAGTAGTCATCTTCCGCGAAGGAGTAGTTACCGCTATTCTCGAACTGCGAAAGCTTATTTAACCCTATATATCTTAACGCGTCTATAGCGTGGTTCATTATATCTTCCGGAGCGTTAAGCGCTCTTCCTTCTCTATCCTTAGCCCAACGGTACTGCCGTAGTTCTTTAATCAAATTTAGGCTATTTTTCGTAACCCTAATTTCGTACTGTTGTAATCTATCGATAGAAGCCTTTATAGAGTCTGGTCCTTTCCTAGCAGCCTCGATATAGAAACCGGCGTTACTTACGTCCGCTATACTCTTAGGCTCCGCCGAATCTGCTACGATAGCTCTAGAGCTATGTACTCCGTAGGCTTTTAAACGCGCTATTATCTCTCCGTTAGTAAGCTTAGTCTGATATAGTAACTCGTTTACGTATATCTTTCCGTCGTACCTATAAGCCTCTATAAGCGCCGTTGGATCGTTCGTAAAACCCCAGTCTAATCCGTAGGCTATAAACTCGGCTTCTTTCGGTATAGACTCGCAAGGCTCCCAATTATTAAATACTACTCCGTCTAGAGATCCGATCTCTCCTAAGCCGTAGACGCGGTACCAATTAGTCCAAAAGCCTGATCCGGTACTAGCCTTCTCTTTAGCCTTTAGGATAAAGTTTAAAGCGGATTCCGGGCAAGCTTCGTTATCTAGGTAGTTAATAATTAAAAAGTCTACGTCGGTATCGTTTAGTAGTTCGTCGTGAAACCAGAACGGGTTAGTAGGATTCCAATCTAGGTATACGCCTTTCTTAGTACGAGAGGCTAATTCGGTATATGCGTGAAAGCTCATATTATTACTTTCGTTCATATATAGCCAATCTCTTCTAGCTCCTCTTAGCTTAGCGTCGTTATCCGCCGAAAAGAACTCTATTACAGATCCGTTAGCGAAGGTATATTTAAAGTCGGTAGCATTCCAACGCTCTTCGAACCAGCGCCCGGTTTCGAACATTATTTTTTTAAAGTCTTTCATCGCTCCGCGCTTTAAGTGCGGTATCGATTCCGCTACTACCGATATCTCGCTAAAGGGAGATTTAGCCGCTACGTCTATTAGTATAGGAAGTATAGCGTACGTTTTGCCGGCAGAAGTACCACCTTGTACGCCTCTAACGAAGCGCCTAAGCTTTAAGATCTTATTAATAGCGGTAGTACGTATAAAAGCCATTACTCAGGTTTAACGTCCGGAAATAAACCTTGCTCTACCTTTACGTCCGTTTGAGTCTTCTCTACGAGTCCGTTAAGGCGCTGCGTTATCGACGGGTTATAGATACCTGCCATACCTCCGCCTATCTGATCTTCTCGTATAGCTTCCTTTATACGCGCGCAGATAGGTAAATATTCGGTATAATTTCCTCCCGTATTCGCGAAATAGTCTTTAATCTGGCTTATCTTATCCCAACAGAAGATACTAAAGCCTTCCATCGTTAGAGGTCTTTCCTTCTTACGATCTACCTGTACTCCGGCTCCTCCTACCCAATCTGTAACGATAAACGGCTTACTTTTAGCGTCTTTACAATACGCCTCGAATAGCTCCCATAGTACTTCCGGGCTTTCTATATATTTTCCTCTTCCTTTCTTAGTCGGCATTTTCTTCGTTTTTATAGTTTTCGAATACGAACCGTACTAGCTCGTTAACGCAGGATTGGCAGCCTCTAACCGCCCAATCTAACTCGGGGTTAATCTCCTTAGCTAATGCTATAAATTTCTCTATTTCGATATCCGAAGCGTGGGCATCGATTCCGATTTTTACTCTCTCGTAGAGGTACTCTAGTTCTTTCATATTTCTTTTATTTTATTTTTTACTTCTAACCATAATAAGTTATCCGGGAATATATTAGCTTCTATAAGTATATCTACGCAGATCTTAGCGCATTCTTTAGCGTTATACCTAACTGGCCCGTGAACGTACTCCTCGAACCGTTCTACTAAACCTATAGCTATATCTCGGGAGTTCATATATCTATAAATTTTTTAATATTCTTCCTAGCGTTCTGTACCGTATGGTATATCGAAATATGCGGTATGCCCGTCGCTTCGGCTACCTTACGATACGTACCTAGTTCTGCGTATAGTTCTAGTATTTTAGCTTCGTACCAATGGATTCTATGTAAAGGTACTACAATTACCTCTACTTCTATTTCCTCTACTACGTCCGGTAGCGATTCTAAGTACGTTTCCTTCGCCTCTAGCTTCCTAAACGAGCCTCTTTCCCATCGGACCATATTAACGAGCATTTTAGCGACGTAAGCCTTTAATTTATTTCTATTATAGAGATCTATAATAAATTCTTCCGGCTTAGAGAGGAGATCCTCGAAAGTATGCTGTAATACCTCCTCCTGTATATCTATCGGGCGGATACGCGATAAACATACCCGTAGGTCGTTAGATATATAAAGCTCGGCTATTATGTCTTTAGAGTTTTTCGTAGTATAAAATTATAAATAATTAGATAAATATTTCGAAAGTTACAATAGTTACAGAATAGTTACACCGATTGTAACTTTTAAGTCATTGATTTCTAGCGAGTTATAGTGATAGTTACAAAGTTACAGGTTTTTCGGTATCTCTATCTCTAAATACCTATATACGTATTATATATATATATATAATATAAGTATTTTTTACTTCTTAGTAAGTATGTAACTTTGTAACTTTGACCTATAACCCGCTCCTACACTAGGTTTGAAAGTTACAGCCGTTGTAACTTTGCTGTAACTTTGTAACTAAAAAGCCTTCTCGTACGTGTTTCTTTCTATCTTTTCGAAGAGTTTACCGACGTTTCGCTTTAAAAATACCTTTACCGTAGATTCTTTCATACCTAAACTTGTTCCGATTGTAACTATCGTTTTAGTAGTAAAGTTCGCCGGGAGTTGCTTATATAGTTTTTCCGTTACTCCTATAAGAGCTTCTACCGGGTTATCCGGGTTTAGTAGTTTTAAAGCTTTATGCATATTCGATAGAAAGTACTCCGTAAGCCGTATAGCTCTTTCTATAGAGGCTAAACGTATCTCGTAGCTACGATTACCTAGATCTTCGGCTACTTGTATAATTAGGGCGAAGCGTAGGCAGTAGTCCTGATATTTAGCTATAATCCCTTTAATATGGTCGCTCGTAGCTACGTTATACTTTTTATTCTTATTATCAAACCACGATTTATATAGGTCGTTAGCTTCCGGCGATAGGTAGTATATCGCCTTCTCTTCCTTTCGGAGGTTTATAAGATCTATAAATATCTTTCTAAAGCTATCGTTAACGTGCTTCGGTACGGTTATCTGTTCCCACTCCGTTTTACGTTGCGGCTCCGGGTATACGAAAATAAACCTATGATAAAACCCGTTATGGGCATTATCGTCCCGGCTTAGCGATTCTAGCACGCCCGGTTGTATACCTCCTACGATAGTACAAAACGGTTCTTCTACCTTATTCTCGTCGCGCGTTATACGTTGTAGTAGTATAGAATCGCCGGACCACATAGAAAGCCATTTCTGTACTTCGTCACCGGATTTATATTGATTCATTCTATTTAAGAAACCGACTAACTCGTCCGCTACGAGAGCGCAGCCTCCTTTATTAAAGGATAGTATTTTAACGACCATTTCTATCGTAGAGTCTTTTATAATCGTTTGCGGGAAAGAAGGCTTTAGAGGCTTCTCTTCTCCTTTCTTCTTACTCTTATCGTACTCGGCTAGTCTATCGTTATAATCTTTAAGAAGTAGCTCGTAGCTCTTATAAAGCTCGTTATCGTACTCTTCGATAGGTTTAAAAGCTTTAGTAAGCGCCGGAGTTTTAGAGGCTCCGGGAGGAGCTACGATCGCCATATAGAGAATAGGTTTAACTATATACCCGTCGAAAGGACTTAGTATCGTAGAGTTTCCTATAGCGGTAGATAAAGCGGCTAGAATAGAACCGGCTAGATATTCGTGTTGTATTCTTTGCGATCTTATAAACCCTTGTATTTCTTCCGGGAATATATCGTACGGGAAGGCGGCTTTATCGTTTATCGCTACGTTAGTTATATCTAGCTTCGGAGATAGGTCTATATCGTTATCCGCGCAGATCATTTCTATCGTATCTATCGTAAGGCGCCAATCCCGTTTAGACTTATAGTATATTATCCGGGTAGGAGTAAGAACCCAAGACGTATCGTTTTCGTTAATCTTAGTATGAAAGTTAGGGTAGTCGACGAAGGAGGCGGACATTAATAAAAGCTTCTTACTACCGAAATAGACTTTAGCGGAGTAGGTCGCGTTAGATCCTTTTCGAAGGTAGGGAGTAAACTTCTTACGACTAAATAGGCGTTTATCTTTTACTTCGTATAAATCTAGGGAGTTAAGAAGTTCTATAAAGATGTCGTCGGTAGCGTCGCTATCGAATTTTAAAGCTATCGCTTCGTATTCGGAAGGGTACTCTATAATCTTAGCTTCCGGGGTTAGTTCGTCGCCTTTCGTATAGGCGTTAAAGTATGAAGCGATAGAGCATAGCGTATCGAACTCGTCGCTAGTTAGTTCTTCGATATCGTCGAACTCGTTATGGATAAACTCGTACCCGGGGGTAGGAGCGCAGAAGCTAAGTAGTCCGCCGGTATATATAGCTATTACTTCCCGACCTTCTTCGGAGAGCGCGAGCATACGCTTATTAGTTATCTTACTATACTTAGCGTAAACGTGGTAGCCGTTAGATCTAGTAGACTCGATACATACTTTACGTAGTACGTCTTCGTTTAGGGCGCGTACGGTTTTAAGAAATTCGTCGAAGATATTTTTACGCTTATCGTTTTTTAGATCGAAGTCGAACATAAAATACGGGGGGTATAGTTTTAGAGCCATACCGTTAGCGTCTTGTATCTTATTAAACCAACGAGTAATATCGTCTAGGTCGGGGCGGTCGCTACCGTTTCTAATATCCGTTTTATGTTCCGGATATATCCGCGCGTCTTTACTTTCGGTATCCCACTTAATAGGAATAGGAGTAAGCCCCATATTAAATATGTCGTGAAATATTTTAATGTCCATACGTAGGTGATTTGACTTTTAGAGCTTATAAAGATACTATATAATCGTATAAATAGAAGAACTCATCCGGCGTTTTAATAAACTCGTATATACCTCCGGCGCGGCGCTCTCTCGCTTGTTCGGTTAACTGATCCGGTCTAGGTCTATCCGATCCTACTTTAATTTCTAGCATAACCGATCTACCTTTAATCGTAGCGGATATATCGGCAGTGCCTTTACGGGTAGATGAAGGTATCCACTTCTTTACTCCTATTTTAGCTCCGCTAGGTTGCTTCTCTACTCCGTCTACTAGTCTTCCGGAAACGTTAATACGCGTCGCTCGATGGTTTAACCACGCTAAGTAATTACAAATAAAAGTAG